TCTTGAAGCTGCAAGATTTTCAGATAAGCTATTGAAGATTGCATCATCTACAGCTTTAACAACACCCTGAGTTAATTTGATAAGTATTCTTGATTGAACATTTATATCTCCGCTGATTATATCTTCCCACGGGATACTATCCTCTAATCCATATTTAACAATTCTAACACTAACTTCTTCCCACTTAGTAGTTTGCTGTGGAAAATTAGCACCTCTTGGTATTCCTGAGATAACGTTTCCTGATTGTCCTGTTAAGACGTCAGGGTCTTCTCTAAAAAAAGTATTCTTCCAAGCATTAGTAGAAACAATAGCAACAGCTTGTTTAAATTTATAAGCTTGAGCAGCAGTCTGCTTTACCATTGCGTCAACTACTTCTTTTCTTATTCCTTTATTAATAGTTCCTGTTTGAATATCATAACTCATAGTCTTAACCTCACATTTACAACTTCAGCATCTGCTGCAGCTTCTAAAGCATAACCTATAATTGCGGCTCCTGTAGATGCTGCGTCTGCAATAACTTGATTTAAATTATTTCCTGAAATAGCTGCACCTATAGTGATTGCATCACTTGCAACAGCTTCAAATATTCCATCAGTCCAGCAAGAAATAGAAGTAACTCCAACACTTGGTAAATGGTCTTCAGCTGCAACTCCTGCAAACATTGAACCTGTAGCTAAAGCAAAACTTGCAGTTCTTGCATCAACTAAAGAAAGTAATTGTCCTTTAGAAACAGAAGCTCCGTCGGCTATTGTATATCTTCTTGGATTTCCATCATTATTCGCTCCATATAATTCAACTTTAACCCACTCATTAGCCATATTTTATTGATTATCAAATATCAATAAACTATTTAAATGTTTTTGTTCGCATTTCTTCAACAAATAAATTGTTATTATTGCTAACTTCATTCTCAGCTTTAGTTATTCCGAAATGATACCATATCCAACCTGTTAGAAAACAGCTAAATCCATAAACTAAAAATGCAGGAATTAAGATTTTACCCTCGAGACCTGCTATTCCTATGATTGCAAACAGATATTTAAAATAAGATGTCACACTATAACCTTTATCAAAATAAGATTTCCATAAAGCGAACTTGTAGAACTTCATAAACCCTCTTGGCTGTATCCATATTCAGGATAGTCTTGAACATTGTCTTGTTTTATTCCAATAGGATAAACCGCCATTCCGTGCATAGGCACATATTTCTGAGTTATTTCAAAACTCTCTTTTTTCTGAAGGTCAGGCATTTCAGGTATTTTACTTAGCCCCATAGCTTTCCTTAATATCCACGCAGCCTTATTAACTTCAGGTCTAAGATTATTATATCCTTTATGAAGCTCCATCATTGCTAAAACTTCTTGAAGACTTTCTTGTGGGAAAACATACTCAAATAATTGAATAGGTCTTAATGCTCCCTGAACCTTTGTAAATTCTTCTCTTGGGGTAAATTTGTGTAACTTGCAAACCTTATCATCGTGACCAACTAAAGCCTGACCACACTCGCAGACTTGTAGATTTTTTCTTTTCCAATTAAACATCTGAGTTTCCATAAACTTCTTCCAAACTTCGAAACTTTGATTTACACCACGGGTCATTAGAATTAAGTGCATCTTATTTGAACCTTTTTAATAGTTCTGCAGCTTCTTCGTCGGCTTTCTCTAACTCAGACTTTTCAACTTGTCCGGCTTGAGCCCTACCGCCAAGAGCCATCTTTGCTTTTAATTCTTCTCGCCTGTTATATTCAGCTTCTAACCTGTCATTCTCTTGCTTAAGTTTCTCGTATTCGTCAGCATCTCTTAAGGTTTGTTTAATGTCAGGCGCAGCTTCTTTTTTCTCATCTTCAACAGAAATTTTTAAGTCAGCCATTATAAATCTTTAACGATGTCCTTAACTCCTTCAGGCATCGGGTCTTCTTCAGGAAATTCAGAAAGTTTCTTTTTTGCATAATCCAAAATAACTTTTTGTATTTCAGCACTCAATAAAGAATTAACTAAAAGGTTTGAAAATTGCTCAGTTGTTTTTTTCCAGTCGTCTTTAGTTATTTTGTCGCTCATATATCATCTTGAAAGAGCTCAACTTTATAAACTTTTTGTTGTGCGTCTCTCTTGCCTAATAATCTCTTTCTATGTTTAAGATGCAGTTGCTTCTTTCTCAATTTATACCGATGTTTCCAACTCATTAGTTTAACGTTGTGAAGCCGTAAGTAGAACCACTACCTCGGGCTTGTTTTAATACTGAAATATAATGATTGACAACATCTCCTATTTGAATAGCTGTAGGGTCAAAATCAACCCCGTGACTTTCTAAAAATTCAACTCCAATGACCACTAAAGATTTAGTTGCATAGGCTGAACCCATAATAAAACCAATTAAAAAAAATAAAATTGACATTATGATAATTGCAAATATTACAGATGTAAATTTATATAATCTGTTTTGCATTATCCGACGAAGTTAAATAATTTAAGTTTGGCTGTGTATTCTTGTTCTTGGCTATCCCAATATTTTTTAAACTGAGTGAAGCAAACAATCGCAGAAGCTAAAAGTGCAAACACTATTCCATTAAGATTTAACTCTCCATTTGTCAAACTTCCAAGAAACACTAATCCACCGGCTAATAGAGAATTAATAATATGATATATTATTTCTCTCTTTTGGTCTTTTTTTTGTGTCATTATGTAGTTAAAGGATTTAACGAAGCACCCTCTTTAATTCTTAGGATTGTTAATAGTGCTGTTTCGTAAGCTCTCTTAGCCTTAGCATATTTCTGTGAGATTGAAATTCCTTTTTGTGGAAAGAAAGAACCTGTAGTGCTTGACCACGCTTTATAAGTTTGTTCTTCAGTTGCAAGAAGTTCATTAATTTCTTGAAGTTCTAAAATTGCTGCGTCTGCGTCATTAGGATTTAATTTAACAGCATCAACTAAACTATTTATGTTTGTTTCAGTAGAACTTATAGCTTGGTCTAAGTCTGAGCCTTTAGCTGCAGTTGTTAAAGCTCCTGTTCCGAAACCTATTGCTAAGCTCCCTAATTTTCCTAACTTATTAAATAAGCCGGCTGTCGTTGCTGCAATACTTGGGATTAAAGAAATACCTGCAGCTATTCCGCCTGCAGTTGCTAATCTTGAAACCCTGTCAATATCTGAACTTGTTAAATCAAAAATAGGAGCTCCTGTTGCTTGCTGAACCATACCTAAAGGAGATTGAGATAAAGCTTGACCTATAAAACCCTGTGGCTCTTGACCATTTATAATTTGCTTTTGTTTATTTTGGTTTTCTATCTCTGCAATTTGAGCTTGAACATTTCCTTCTAATTTTGCTTGACCTTTAACATCTAAACCTTTCTGTAATTCAGCTTCTTGACCTTCTCTTATAATCTGTGCAGCTTCTCTCGGAGTAATACCAGCTCTTGCAGCTAATTGCTCTCTCTCTCCAACTGATTTTTGAAATGCTTGTCTTGTTGGGTCTTTCTCGCTTTCTATTAATCCTGCACCTTCGGTTTTCTCTTTCTTTTTTCTTGCATTTGCATAATTACTTGAATTTGGATTTGTTATCATTTATTGTCCTCTCCCTGCAGTTAGTTCGTTTGCTTGAGTTCCGAGCTGACCGCTGTCTTTATTCTCATCTGTGATTAACTCATTTTGTATTGATATAGGTTTTTCTAAAGTTATTCTCAAATATAATTGGTTCCAAACATCAGCCATAAATTCTGTTTGCTCTCTTGTGTAGATTTGTGAATAAGATAAATAACTAATCTTAGAAGAACTCTCAGTAAATTCTTGTCCCCCGCCCATAACAACACGAGGCACACCTAAAGCCCTATAAAAGAAGTCATCTAAGTAATTAATAAAAGGCATTGGATTAACTATTGCTCCGGCGATTGTTCCATCAGTTGTAATGCTAACAGCTCCTTTAGGCACAATAATAACTTCTTTATTTTTAATTGCAGTTTCATATTTTTGTCTTATTTTAGTAATTTCTGCTTCGTCGTCTGTATCAACCTCGATAATTCTAACAGGCACAACATTTCTATGTAAGACAGCGTTATAATCGTCCATTGCTTGATTTTTCATTAAGATAACTTGTTCAACACTTTCGATTATGCTTGTCCCGTGTATCTCATCAACTATTCTATCATTACATAAATGTAAAATCTCTTTAGGCTGAAACTTCTGCACAACTTTACCTTTAGTTCCAACTTGTGACATTTGCTCATATCTTTTAATTATACCTTTTTCATCTGCAATGATTTTTATTTTTGCAGGGTCTAAAGGTTTAAGATTGATTAAAGTTCCTGTGTCTGCATCTCTTATAATCTCAGCGAATGCATCTCCATAAATCTTTTTTTGAAGCATTAAGTTCCAAATAACAGAATTGAAAGTGTCTTCTCCCCACCCTGTGATATGGTCGAGAATTGCCTGTGTCGCACTATCAGAAGTTTTATATCCTTTCCCAACTATCCACGTTGCAAACGCTACGAGTGCAGCGTGTAATTCAGGAATTTTCTTATAATATCCTAAATATTGAGATGCTTTAGTATTAATCCATTCAGTCTCGTTTAATCCTGTAGCACTATCGGGATTGACAGAAGCCACGCTATAATTTGGGACGTTATCCGTCATATTAGTTGTTTCTGTTGCATCTATTTTGTAATTCATTGTTTTTTAAAGGTATTGTTTTTTTATATATTTATCTTAATTGGTAATTGTGCGGTTAATATACTTGGAATTGTTGTAGATGTCCATTCTGCATTAACTTGTCCCATTGGGTCGTGAGCTATCCAGAAACCTTCAGTTCTCGATGGAGTGGTTTGATACCAACCCTCAATGGTTAATCTTAGATACTCCCCTCTTTTTATTAAAGTTGTTGGGACATTAATATACTCTGAAGTCATAAAATATGTTGCTGTTGTAGCTGTATAAATAAAACTTGTTCCACTTGCAATATCAGTTTCAGTTACTCCGTCCCATTTTCTCCATTTAGCAACAATAGAGCCGGAGGTTGTGCCTGTTCCGTATAATCTTATTGGGACATTAACAATACAAGTTCCTTTTAGTGTTAATGGTTTATTTACTAAGACATCGAAGTCAATATCAAATGCTTTTTGAGCTGCTCCTGCACCTGTATCCGCTAATGCCTTTTTTTCAAATATAGGCTGAGAATAAAATTTATTATTTGAAATAATTGCAGAACTTGCTAAAGCAATACCTGCTGAGTATTTTGTTGGAGCTGCACCAGCATAAAAATTTATTATTCCTGTCCCTGCAGCGACATCATAATAGTCATAAGTGGCGTTTATCTCTCCTGACTTCCTGTATTTTTCTGATAACATTTTAAGAGCCCACAGAATTTAGTTTTTGATTTCCTCTTGGAGATAACGCTTTTAATCCGGCTCTTGCTCTATCATCTAAAACGTCGAGGATTGTTTCTGCTTCACGTCTATCAGTATAACCACCCATATCATAAGAAACAATGTTCATTGCAATTAAAGAAGAGCAAATATCAGACAACATATATTTTATTCCTGTATCTAATCCTGAATAACCTGTAATAAAATCTGTATGAAGCTCCGCACAAATCCTCCCTTCAGCATCTGTAGAAAAAGCTTCTAAAATTGCACCGCTTGCCTTAGCTATTGTAGAACAATTAGCTCCTGCCTTTGTAATTGCTGCTCCACTTGAACAAAATGTCCAACTCATTTTAAAGATAACCTCATATTTAATATTTCTATTTTATTTTTTAATTCTTCTAATATTTCTCCAATAGCGAAAGCATCATCGCCGATAACTGCCTTTTTTGTCTTAGTGTCGAGTGTTGCTTCAGTTGTTGAGATGTATTTGTCTGTAAATATCATAGTTTTTCTAAGCTATAAAAGGATTTAAACTTTTGTCTTTTGCACACCACGCCGCCCTGATTAGTCCTTCTGCAATATGAGTGTAAGTTCCGAAGATTTTAACTGATTTATCTTCTTTAATCTCGAATTGAACTGATTTAAGACTTTGAAATATTTCGGGGTCATCGAGGAGAAATATCTCACCTCTTTCCATTAAGCATAACAAATTATTATACAAATCTTCTTTCATTAACTTCTTTTTTCTTTTTTCATCTTTGTCTAAGCTTCGACGCGCGTTTTCTATCGAGGTAATTCTTCTCTTAGTTTGATTTGTTTCTAAGAGATGGTCAAAAACGCCAACTCCAATCCCCGCACTATCAATATAGATTTGTTTAAAATGATATAAGCTGTCGAGATGCAGGATTTCACGCTCGACCATTGTTGTCATATAACCCTGCTTAATTATATTCTCAACTTGCACTAATTGTTTTCTGTTTGAGCGGTCTATTATTTCAAGAGCTGTATCATCTCCGCCACGTCCCCCTATATCACAACCTAAGAAATATTTGTTATCTTTGTTAATCGCTGCAGGTCTTTGCTTCTTCATACATTTTCTAATCAGTTCATCAGGAAACCATTGCATTAAATTCTCAACAAACAAACCGCAATATTCTTGCTGAAATAAAACCGCCGGCATTGTTTGCTTTCTGTATTCTAAATCAGCTAAAGCCTTAGTCCTTATAGCTTCAGTCCATTGTTTGCTAACCTTTCTATTCTTTATGACTTCTTCAGATGAGATTTTAAAAACTTTCCAATGACCATCTTTATTCTCATAGCAGTCCCAAAAATAACCCTGCCTGCCTAAAGGAGTAGATGCAAGCCAACATTCTCCGCCTGTCATTAAAAGAGTTGGGAGTGCTGCAGCCCATAAATCATTTGGAAGTCTGCTTGCTTCATCTCCAATAAAAACATCAGCTGTAAAACCTCTTAGGCTTGCTCCGGTATTTCCAACAGCTCGGGATTGTGCGATTGATCCGTTAGTAAGCCTGACTATATGTTTAGTTTGTGCAGCCCGACCTTTCTTCAGTAAGAATTTGTTGTGGTCTTGGATATAAGCTCCAATCCTTTGTATTATTAGTTCCGCTTGGTCTTCTGTTAAACTCGCTATTATTACACGGGTTTTCTTTTTAATCATTCGCATTGCAGCCTTTCTTGATAGAATTTCAGTCTTGCCTACCTGTCTTCCTGTGGCTAAACAAATATCGCCTTCAGCTTGTAGAACATCATTTTGCCAGTCGTCTAACTCGATGTCTGTATCACTCATTTAGTTTATTATTCTCATTTTCTTTTATTTCTTCCGTTTGTTCGGGGGGTCTTTCTTCTCCTGTAAGAAGTTTGAAAACCTCGTCTGTAGTTTTTCTGTCAATATGCTTCATAGGTAATCTTTTTAAATTTTGTTCAAATTTTTTAAATTCTTCATAATCTTCTTTTGTCGCTTTTGGGTTTAGTAAAATTTTACCCATTGTTAAGTAGAGCGACCTATTCTTTAAATAGTTGTCGCTGAGATTGTGGGTGCGCTCGCTCAATACTTCGCTCGCTTCAGCAAAAATAGGGGGGTTCAGCAATCGCAAACTTTCCTTTCCTCAGGGCTCAGGGGGGTGGGGGGGGAATGAGCCCTGTTCCGGCCAGTGTCCTAATAGTTAGCCGGTGAGGCGGTTAACTTATAGGTAGAGTTCCATAGGAAGTGTTAACGTTTCCAGTGGAGAGTGGTTAGGGGAAGGGGGTTAGGGAAGGGAATGGGGGGGAAGGGAGCGAGCGTTGGGGGAGGGAATTAGGAAGGATTGACTAAGGAAGGGGGGAGCGAGCTCCTAAGAAAGCCCAAGAATTAGCTGTTTAAATTGTAGAAATGAGTTATTCGGTATACCGACTATCTGCCAAAGCATAGCTTTTCAGTAGCAAGTAAACTTATTAAATGTTTCTACAATTTAAAGAACGATAATTATTAATAACACTTAAAGAAACCCAAGAACAATAACATTTAAATAGTAGGTCAGTCTCAGTATAGTATTGTCGAGGACATATTGTATTGTAATCGTATTTAAGAGTATAATATGATACAGTATATATATATATACAGTATTTCTTTCTTTGGTTCTTTCTTTCTTTAAACACAACATTTAAATACTTCAATATATATTAATCTATATGAAAGGACATACTATGATTAGTGTTGAAGTAGAATTAATTAAACAGGCTAAAGAAAGATGTATGAATATATCTGAAGTTTGTGAAAAAGCAATAAGAGATAAATTAAATAATAAAATAGATGTTAAGGAAGAATTAAGAACTTGCAGATTTTGTAGTTCTACAGAAGACTTAACTTTCTTATGCCCTGATGAAGTTTGGATTTGTCCTAAATGTTTAAAGGGGGAGATATCTAAAGTTTCAGTTTGTATAGGAACAAGAAAATGATAGAATATCACTTGATTGATAATAAACTAATTGAAAGAAAATGGATAAATGACACAACTTATATTGACAGAGAATTAACTGCTGATGAAATTAAATCCTTTTATGGAAGTAATGAAACTAAAGAATTTTATGATTTTGTTCATAAAAAGGCAGTTAGCTTCAGAAATGAGAAGATAAAAGAAATCTTATCAAAAAATAAAGGGCAAATAACTGAAATGGAGATTTATATGATGAAAGAATGGGCGAAAGAGGAAAAAGAATAAAATTAGTTCTAAGATTTAGGCACTACAAATAATAAAAAAAATAAGGTTTAGAAACAGGGCAAATATTCTAAAGGTTCATACCAAACTGACCATTCATAACCTATTGAGTTAGCATAGCCAATTAAATCATTAGAATAAACGCACCATTCAGTTATTAAGTTATAACTTGTGCCTAATAGATATAATAAATAAGTTCCTGCAATAATAGAAACAGCTAACAAGATGAAGAAAGCTAATTTCCAACCATTTTTAATTTTCATTGTTTTGCCCCCTTTCAATTTTTATCAATTTAATTAGAACCAATAAAACAATCAGTAAAATGTTAAATGCTGTGTAGTCTAAGATGGCTGTCATTCTATAAGCTCCTTTCCTGCTTTTAATTCAATATAATCTTTTCCACTAATTACTTTAAATCCATCTTCTTGACCCTCATCAGTAGCAACTTCCCAATCGTTATCTTCTGCAATTTGAATTAGTTTCTTGATAAAGTCCTTAACATCTTCAGACCATAAAACCCTTTTTATTAGCCCTTGTTGTATTTTATCGCTTAATGTTTCTTCTGATTTTTCTGTTAATGCTTTATAAATATATTCGTCCCTCTTATTGCTGAATGTTTCTTCAGTCATTTTTTGTTTTCCCCCAATACCCAATATAAAAGATTAATCATTCTAACTTCATAATAATATAAATGAGCATCATCTTCATCTTCTAATTCTTTAATCTTGGCCCTGATTTCCTCTTCTGTTCTCATTTACTATGACCTAAAACAACAATCTTAAGGCACTCCTTTGCAGTTCTTTTTTGAGCTTTAAACTTGACACAGAAATCATTAATTAACCATTCAATCCTATTTTGAACAAAATTGATTTTCTCTATTCTACTTTTTTCAGTTCCCATCTTCTAAAACTTTAATAAGCTCCTTTAGTATTACGATTATTCTTCTATCCTTATCACTCACGCTTGATTTAACAGGCTCAGGCTTAGGATTTTGAGGGGCCTCAGGAGAAGCAGAGGTTTTATTTCTATTTTGTGGTGACAGGAAATTCATAGACTTTAGATTTTCAAACTTCCCCTGAGTAGTAGTTTCTATCTCCACTTCATCTCCAACGTTATAGTTTTTGTGAATTAAGGCATCGAAGCAGTTCCAAAACTTTCCATCTATTGTGAAACAGATATATTCTTTCCCTGTCTTCGATGTCTTGAGTTCCTTTTGTGTAATTTTACCCTGATAATTAGCCATTATTCAGCACCCCCATAAACTTCAGCCATCTTGTTATTAAGCATTTCTAATCTTGCTAAACAGATGTTATCTTCTTTATTTTCAATTAATATTTTAATAGCCCAATTATAACCCTTAGTATTCTTTTCTAAAGATATGCTTTCCTTTTGGTCTATTGTTAATTTAACTTGGTCAGTTTCTACCATTATTCGTCCTTCCTAAGCAATATAAAATCTTCTTGCTTTTTAGTTAATTCTTCAGTTCTAAGTTTCTTACAATAGTCTGAAAGCCAAACATCGAACCATTTATTATCATTTTCCATACTTAGAGAGAGACACACACCTTTATATATGTTTCGGTTAAGAAATATTTATCGACGCTGTTTAGTTAAAATGTAAAATACAATTTACTAAGGCACCGCTTCCGTGACCATAAGCGTGACCAATCTCTCTCCAGTGAGAAGCATCAGCAGGAACATCAGGATCAGGAGATGCAAGAGCTGCACCGCTTGTAGTATCCGAAGTTCTTAAGAAATATCCGTAAGAACATTCAGCTTGACCATCTAAGAAAACTTTAGCTTTACCTGCATTGACAACCCAAACATCAGAATTAACTGCAGTTAAAGGCGTAGTATGATAAATAACTCCTATAGGCATATCTTGACCACCTGCAAGACCATCATCTAAACCGCAGGGTATTACATAACCTTCACTTGAAGGGCTAAATCTAACTATCCACCCACCCGAAGCAGCTTCTCCTAATTTAAACTTAGTAGCGAAGCCCCCAAACGCTGTAATCGCAGCTTGAGAAGCAACATCTAATAAATGAGATGGAGCAGTTGTTCCTATTCCTACATTTCCCCCATTTGTCAATCTCATATACTCCGTTCCAATATTTGTGCTAAAAGTAATATTTCCACTTGTTCCTCCAGCAGCTAAATGTAAATTACCCTGATTAGTTGCAAATTCATTTCCATTTAAGGCAATATAAGCCCCTCTTAAACTTGAAAGTTCTCCCCCGCCCATAATAGAAAGTTGTCCATTATCTGTTCCATCTGTTGTAGCCATAGATATTTTTGCAGTAGTTCCTCCAAAAGATAAATTTGTTTTGGGGTTTGTTGTTCCTATACCAACATTCCCATCTCCTCTCCAAGTCATTATATTTGATGTCCAACCAGCCATATTAAATTAATATAAGAGAACTATAAATAATTATCTACGGAGCCTTTGTTCCTTTAATTAAAACAACTGAAAGAGGATCAGTCAATTCAATTGTTCCTTCTTCTACAACTCTTATCTTTAAACTTTTATAAGGGTCTTCGATTGTTGTAGATGATAAAGGCACTAACTCTTTATATGTCGCACAGGTCTTAGGTTTAACTAAAAGAGCGTAAGATGCAGGCACTGAGTTACTCTCGATAAATGTTACATTTCCAATCTTTCCAATTTGTCCGTTTCTAACTACATCAGCGGCTAATTGTGGAAATTGAGCTCCTTTATCGGCTAAGAATGTTAAAATATTTGTGCTATCATCAGGTGAGATGAAACAGATTAAATCTCCAACATCGTAATTCTTTTTAGCAATTAAAGCTTTAGCTGTGAAAACATCTTTTATGATTGCTGCACTTGAAGCTGACCAATATCTACCTAAAGTGATTGCATAAGATTGTATTCTTGAAGCTGCAAGATTTTCAGATAAGCTATTGAAGATTGCATCATCTACAGCTTTAACAACACCCTGAGTTAATTTGATAAGTATTCTTGATTGAACATTTATATCTCCGCTGATTATATC